GATGGGATCAACATTGGACAACAAGCTAGACAGTAACGGGGAGTTTCACGGTACTTATGCTCAATGGCGAGCCGCACGCAAGGCCGGAAAAATCCGCTGATTCCATTCTCATTTTTAAGGACACATCATGTCGAATAATTTATTGACTATTTCAAAAATTACCAATGAAGCTCTCATGGTTTTGGAAAACGAACTCACCTTCACCGGTGAAGTCGACCGCAACTATGACGATCAATTCGCCGTTGTTGGCGCGAAGATTGGTAACACCGTGAACGTTCGCCGTCCGGGGCGCTTCATTGGTACGACCGGCCCTGCTCTGAACGTTGAAGATTTCAACGAAACCAGCGTACCTGTCACCCTGTCTACCCAGTTCCACGTCGACACCCAATTCACCACGCAAGACTTGGCGCTGTCGCTGGATATGTTCTCGGATCGTGTGCTGAAGCCCGCGATTGCTGCGATTGCCAACAAGATCGACCGCGATGGTCTGTTGATGGCGAAAAACAACACCGCCAACATCGTCGGTACTGCCGGAACTCCTCCGACTGGACTGATTACTTACCTGACCGGCGCTGCGTACCTCGACAGCGAAGGCGCACCGCGTGACGGTCGCCGTTCGTGCATCGTTGAGCCGTTTACCTCCGCGACCATCGTGGACAGTCTGAAAGGTCTGTTCATGCCGTCGGCTAAAATCTCGTCGCAATACGAGAAAGGCTTGATGGGTACGGACTCTGCCGGCATGAAGTGGAAAATGGATCAGAACGTTGTCAATCAGACGTTCGGTTCTTACTCTACCGCTACCCTCGCTTGCGCTACCACGACCGCTACGGGCTTTCTGACGACTGGCTGGGCTTCGACCTCGACCATCGCCCTGACCGCCACTACCGCGACCGCTGGACTCAAGCAAGGCGACGTGATTCAGATCGCTAACGTCTACGCTGTGAACCCGCAGAACCGTCAAGCCTACGGCTCGAACAAACTGCGTAACTTCGTGGTGACTGCCGATGTGACCGTCGCTACCAGCGGCACGACCAACGTGACTGTTTCCCCGGCTGTTATTACTGCTGGTCAGTTCCAAAACGTCAGCATCTCGGCTACCTCGGCTTCGGCTGTTGTTACTCCGTTCAACAACACCGGCGTTGTCTCGCCGCAGAACATCATCATGCACCGCAATGCCTTCACGGTTGCGATGGCTGATCTTGAACTGCCCGAGGGCGTGCATTTCGCTGGTCGTGCAAGCGACAAAGAACTGGGCATGAGCATCCGCGTTGTCCGTCAATACACTATCAACAACGACTCGATTCCGACTCGTCTTGATGTGCTGTATGGATGGGCTCCTCTGTACCCGGAACTCGCTTGCCGCGTTGCAGCTTAATAACTCTTTTTAAAGGAAACGATCATGGCAAATCCCGGCCCAGCTTCAGTAACTACTATTCACCCGTCAAATTTGGCGACCAATCAGGCGATCCGTCTGCTTGCCTCTGCGAGCGCTGTACCTCTCTCGTTCACTGGCGATGCAACTGTCACCCTGCAAATCAACAATACGACTTCCTACGCGGTCACCAACGTAGCCATTACCAACGCAAACAAAGACGTTAGCGCTGGTTACTTGGCAATTTGGACTGGCCCTGCGGGAACGGGTACTGAGATTGTGACCAACGCTGCTCTGACTAGCAACACCAGTTCCGCGTATGTGACCAACTCGACGGTAGTGTCTGCTACTAAAAACGCCAACCTTTCGGCGCAAACTCTGTATGTCAAAGTAGGTACTGCCGTCGCCGGTGGTACTGTAGACGTCTTCGTCTACGGCTACGACTTCAGCGAGTTTTAATTAGCAATGTAGAAAAGGGAAAGCCGCTTCCAAAAGGGGCGGCTTTCTTTCTTTAGAAAGGGCGAAAAATGGTTAACACCTCAGTGATTAGAGTTAGTGGCAAGACGTTTGCGCTTGACCTCACTACCTCGGCTAGTACCGCATTGCTAGTTAGCGCGATCACGAACGATCAGACAAACTATGTGCAGTTGCTCAATACCGGAACTGGTATCGCGGCTGTTGAACTGTCGAACAGCAGCACCGTAGCGACTCCTGCAATTCCGACTACCGGCAACGGCAGCACCAGCTACATTCTGCCCGCTGCTATGAATTACCCGCTGTTGATTGCAGCACCGAAAGCACCGTTCTATCTCAAGGCTATTAGTTCCGGCACAAATACGCTCTACATTGCCGCCGCCCAAGCCGACTAAGGGGCTGTTATGTCTCAGACACCAAGCAACGATACTGCTAAGACGCAGACAATAAACATTCTGCCGGTGCAGGCTTTGTTTGAGCCTGAGCCGACTCATGCCCTGATTACGTTTATCGGGCCTGCTGGAACGCCGTTTAATGCACCGATTGACCCGAATCCATCCGGGTTGAACATTACCAACAGTACGATTAACAGCACCACTATCGGCGCTACTACTCCATCAACGGGCGTATTTACCAACGTTTCGACAACTACCGGAACGGTTACAACAACGCCCGCTAACGGTACAGACATGGTAAACAAAGCCTATGTTGATGCCGTAGCACAGGGTTTGTCGTTTAAGCCTCCTGCGCTTGTTGGTACGACTGCAAACATTACGTTGTCGGGACTGCAAACGATTGATGGTGTAACTGTTGCTGCTGGCGACAGGGTTCTAGTCAAGAATCAAACAACGCAAGCGAATAACGGTATCTATGTTGCTGCATCAGGTACATGGGCGCGGGCTGAAGATGCAAACACCTATGCGGAATTAGTATCGGCATATTTGTTCATCACTTCGGGATCGACGCAAGCAGGACAGTCTTATGTTTGCACCAGTCAACCCGGCGGCACGCTTGGAACGACTGCAATAACTTGGACTACGTTTACCAATAACGCAACCTACAATGCGGGCACAGGCCTTACGCTTGCAGGCACAACGTTTTCAATCACTCCTGTCGGCACAGCAAGCACTTACGGATCGGCATCGCAAGTGCCGGTTATTACGACAAATGCTTCGGGTCAAGTTTCAGGCGTAACAAATACTGCCATCGCTATTTCCAACACCGCAGTTTCGGGTCTTGGCACAATGTCCACGCAAGCAGCGTCTGCTGTTGCGATTACCGGTGGCACGATTACTGGCACTTCGATTGATAGTTCGGCTGTTGGAGCAACAACTGCTTCAACGGTGCGCGGCACTACAATCACCGCAACTACCCAATTTACAGGCGCAGGAACTGGTCTAACGGGTACAGCAAGCGGTCTAAGCATTGGCGGCAGCGCAGCTAGTGCAACGACGGCAACGACTGCGACAAACGTCACCGGCGGCGCGGCTGGCTCATTGGTCTATCAGACTGCGGCTAGTACGACTTCCACGCTAGGTCTTGGCACTTCGGGCTATGTCCTGAGTGCTGGCGCATCTGCTCCGCAATATGTGGCGCAATCAACGCTTGCAGCGGGAACGGCTACGACCGCGACCAACCTTGCAAGTGGTGCAGCAGGCTCTGTTCCCTATCAAACGGGATCAGGTGCTACCTCAATGCTTGGTCTTGGTACTTCGGGCTATGTATTGACTGCTGGAGCAAGCGCACCGACTTATGTTGCACAATCCACGATTGCCGCAGGATCGGCTACGACTGCCACTACAGCGACAAACGTTGCAGGTGGTGCTGCTGGATCATTGGTTTATCAGACAGGATCAGGCGCAACCTCGACTCTTGGTTTGGGCACGACTAACTATGTCCTGACAGCGGGTGCATCTGCGCCGCAATACGCCGCACAAAGCACCTTGTCTGTAGGGTCTGCAACGACCGCAACAAACCTAGCAGGTGGCGCGGCTAGTCAAGTGCCGTATCAAACTGGATCGGGCGCTACGACCTTCCTTGCAAACGGCACATCGGGTCAGTTTCTTAAGTCAAACGGTGCGAGTGCGCCTTCGTGGGGTGCATCCACGATGGCTATTACGGATGACACAACAACCAACGCAACCCGATATCTGCTGCTAACTGATTCAACGACTGGCGCAATTTCAACGCAATACACCAGTTCGACAAAGATCAGTTTCAATCCTTCAACCGGCTATTTGACGGTTACAGGGTTGACTAGTCCAATCATCAACAACCCGACGGTTACAAACTATGTAGAAAGTGTCGTAGCGATTGGTACGGTTACAACGACTAACACGTTGTCGCTAACTAACGGCACAGTTCAGACTGCAACCCTAACGGCTTCGACTGCTTGCACGTTTACAATGCCGACTGCGACCGCAGGTAAGTCTTTTATTTTATTGTTGAAACAAGCAGCTTCGACTGGCAACGGCACTGCAACGTTTACTAGCGTTAAGTGGGGTTCGTCAGGAGCGCCAACTATCACTGCTACTGCTGGCAAGATGGACATTCTGACGTTTGTGGCTGATGGCACTAACTGGTACGGTTCAATCGCTCAAGGGTACACACCGTAATGTTTGCAGCTAAAAACTTTTTCATTACAGGTGGTGCGGGCACTTACACCATCATTGAGCAATTCCTAGCTACAGGACAATGGAAATGCCCTACTGGTGTTACTAGCGTCGATTATCTTGTTGTTGCTGGTGGTGGAGGTGGAGCTAGTGGCGGCGGTGGCGCAGGTGGATTTAGAACGGGCACAGGTTTTTCTGTAACGCCGGGAACAACTTACACTGTTACTGTTGGCTTGGGCGGTACAGGAGGAACAGGGAACACTTCCGGTGCAGCGGCAACTGTGGGAGGAAATTCTGTATTTTCTACCATTACTTCAACGGGCGGCGGTGTTGGCTCAAGAACGAGTAACACTGGAGATACGGGCGGAGGAAATGGTGGATCAGGTGGTGGCGGCGGTGGAAGTGCTACTCAATTAATGACTGGGGGAACTGGTAATACCCCATCCACAAGCCCATCACAAGGAAATAACGGCGGTACTAATGGCAGTTTTCTAGCTTCGCCTTATCCGGCTGGCGGAGGTGGAGGCTCAAATCCAACCACAGGAACGGGAGCAAACGCGGTATCTGCTTCCGTATCAGGAGCAGGGGGCGCAGGTACGGCGTCTAGTCTAAGCGGAAGTTCGGTTACTTATGCAGGCGGTGGCGGTGGCGGGAGTTTTGGTGGCGGCACAGCCGGTGCAGGCGGTTCTGGCGGTGGTGGAGCAGGAAGTGGAACAACAAATGGAACGGCAGGAACTACAAATTTAGGTGGCGGCGGTGGCGGTGCAGTTAACACTGGAACAGGCGGCGGTGGCGGTTCAGGCATAGTTATACTGTCTTACACAGTATCTAAAGGTACAGTTATAGAGTTTTTGTCTACTGCTACTTGGACTGCACCAACTGGCATTACAACCGTTGATTATTTGGTTGTAGCAGGCGGCGGTGGCGGTGGAACTGGAGTGGGTGGAACTGCTAACGGAGGCGGAGGTGGGGCTGGAGGATTTTTAACTGGCACTAGCTTTTCTGTTACTGCTGGAACTGTTTACACGATTACCGTTGGCCCGGGTGGAGCAGCAAACGCCAATGGATCAAACTCAGTATTTTCTAGTATTACTTCTACTGGCGGAGGCGCTGGCGGAACAGGCTCAGGAAATGGTCAAACAGGCGGATCAGGTGGCGCAGCTAGTAGTTTTGCAACTTCAACTGCTGGATCAGGCACAAGCGGTCAAGGTAATGCAGGTGGAACACAACAAATAAATAACGCTACAGGCGGTGGCGGTGGTGCTAGTGCGATTGGTGGAAATGGTGCTAGTGCTGTAGGTGGCAATGGTGGCGCGGGTACAGCATCATCTCTTTCCGGCTCAAGCGTTACCTATGGCGGGGGAGGAGGAGGCTCTGTTAATACTGGAGGAACTGCCGGATCAGGCGGCGCTGGCGGCGGCGGTGCTGGCGGTGTAAGTGCCGCTGGAACTGCGGGAACTGCAAATCTAGGTGGTGGTGGTGGTGGTGGAGCAGCTTCAGCGGCTGGTGGCGCTGGCGGTTCGGGTATCGTAATTCTTAAACTTAATTAACATGACCAAAATCTATCAACTCTATGGCATAGACACGGCAATGCAGTTATTGCGTCCGGGTGCAAAATGGGAAATTACCAATCGCAGCATTACGCGGTGGGAGGATGATCGTCCGTGTCCAACTTGGGCTGAGATTGATGCAACGATGGAAAAAATCAAAGCCTTTGAAGATTCTATTCTTACGATTTGGACTACTGAGCAAATAGAAAAACTAAGCGGGAGGAACTGATGGCGCATTTTGTGGAACTAGATGCAAATAATGTAGTGTTGCGTGGGATTGTCGTAGCAAATTCAGACACAGCTAGTGCTGATGGCACAGAGAAGGAATACATCGGTCAGGCATTTTGTGAGCGTTTGTTAGGCGGTACTTGGAAGCAGACTAGCTACAACGGCAATTTCCGCAAGAATTATGCTGGCATTGGCTACACCTACGATGCCCAGCGGGATGCGTTTATTCCACCAAAACCCTATCCGTCTTGGGTGCTGGACGAAGCTACTTGCCAATGGAATGCACCTACCCCAATGCCGACCGATGGCAGATATGAATGGGACGAAACAAATCTTTCATGGATGCAGGTATGAACCTGCAATGGGAAATTCTCGGAATTGATGCCGACGAAAACGGGTTAATTACGAGTGCAAATTATCGGGTTACGGCTAGAGGTTATGAGCAGGTTGCCCAAAGCGAAGGACATTGGTATTTTACTAATCCGATGTCGAATATCCCCTATGAAAGCATCCGACAACAAGATATCATTGTGTGGATCGAAAAGGCCGACGAATCCGGCAGCATTGCGGCAAATCTTGAACGGCAATTGTTGGCGCTGAACAAGGAATCGACCGCGCTTCCGTGGATGAAAAACGCCTTTCAGCCGTTCAAGGAATAGCTATGGCACAACCGATTGACATTATTAGCCGCGCCTTGAAGGACATAGGTGCGCTAGAAGCTGGCGAAACGCCCTCTGCGGATGCCGCGCAAGACGCATTCGATATGCTCAACGACCTAGTAGATCAATGGTCAAACGAGCAGATGATGGTTTTCTACAAAACCGAGATCATCTTCCCTGTAGTGCAAAATCAAATTCAATACACAATCGGGCCGGGTGGTCAGGTTGGCGCGACATTCATTGGCTCGATCTCAGGGACTACTCTGACGATTACATCTATATCTGCCGGTGCGATAGCTATCGGACAGACTCTGAGTGGCACAGGTATCACCGCAGGAACGACCATCACGGGCTTTAATTCGGGCGCAGGCGGCAACATCAACGAGGCGGGAACGTACACCGTCAACGTGCCTCAAACTGTCGCCAGCACCACGATATCGGCTTACTACCAACGCCCTCTAGCAATCAATTCGGCGTTTGTTCGAGTAATGACAACTAGCAATGGCACGCCTATTTATAACGGTGGATTGGATTACCCTGTCGGCGTTTTGAACGTTGAGGAATACGAGCAGATCGGCCTTAAGAGTTTGAACGGGCCTTGGCCTAAAGCGCTCTACTATATGCCGGGCGAACAACTAGGCACAATTTACGTGTGGCCTAATCCTGCACAGGGCGAGATGCACTTGTTTGCAGATACCGTATTCGCTCGATATCAAACGATGTACGACAACATCGCTCTGCCGCAAGGCTACAGCATGGCGCTGCGGTGGAATCTTGCCGAGCGTTTGATGCCGATGTATGGCAAAGCCTCACCGACTCAAATCACGATGATTAACGCTTATGCCGCGCAAGGCAAAGCCACGATTAAGCGTACCAATATGCGACCGACCCAAGCTGCGAGATATCCGGATTCCCTTCTTGTTGGCAAGATGAAGGACGCGGGCTGGATATTGTCCGGCGGGTTCATGAGGTAATAAATGTCGGATTTCGGATTTGTAGGGGCTAGTTACGAAGCACCTAGTATCTATCAGGATGCACAGGAGTGCATTAACTGGTATCCCGAGGTAGACCCGACTAAACAGCCGGGTGAGCGTGGCGTGGTGGCTTTATATCCTACGCCGGGACTAGTCTCGCAGATCGTTCTGCGAAATCAGCAAGAAGTTAGGGGGATGCGTACCCTGTCGGGCGGGTCATTGTTGTTGGCGGTCTGCGGGCCGTATGTCTACACAATGGACTCGACCTTTGTTCCGACAATGATTGGGCAGCTTAACTCGTCATCGGGGCGCGTCGGCATTACTGACAACGGTCTGAATGCTTACATTGTGGACGGGTCTTATCGTTACACGTGGCGCATCGCAACCCCGGCAGGTGCTCAGTTTATCGGATCGATCTCAGGCACGACTCTGACCGTTACCCTGATGAACAGCGGCACGATCACGACTGGTCAGCAGCTATTCGGCGTTGGCATCACGGCAGAAACAATCATTACAGCGACTGGTACAGGATCGGGTGGGGTTGGTACGTACACCATCAACATCTCGCAGACTGTGGCATCCGAGACAATGAATTCGGTCGTGGTGGCTTCGGTAATGACTGCCTCGATCTCTAGCGGTGTATCGGCATTTACAATTACCAATGGTGGCACGAGCTACAGCAACCCGATTATTACCTTTAACACGCCTAGCGGCGGGGTAGCGGCGACTGCAACGGTGACACAAACTGCGGGTGTCATTACGGCAGTTACAATCACCAACCCCGGCAGCGGCTACAGCACGACCGCCACTTTTACGATTGCAGACACGCTAGGCGGGACTGGTTCATCCGGCGCTGGTACGGTAACCATGTCGAACCTTGGCTTGAACGTCACGGCGACTTCGGGAACTTTGTATCCCGGTCAGACAATCCAAGGCGCAGGCATTACAGCAAACACCATCATAACGGCGCTAGGTACAGGCACAGGTGGAATTGGTGTTTACTCTGTCAGTCCTGCACAAGCTATTAGCAGCGAAACGATGTATGCGTTGAACTTCACGGTTTTGCCAGCGTCGGATGGTGCATTCTCAGGCGCATCTTCGGTTGATATTGTTGATAACTACATCGTTTACAACCGACCGAACACGCAGCAGTTTGGCGCTACCTCAGCGCTGTCGCCATTTTCTCCGGCGCTATCCTTTGCAAGCAAGGACGGGTCGCCTGATAACTTGGTGGCAATCATGGTCGATCATCGAGAGGTGTATCTGTTAGGTGAAGTTTCTAGCGAGACGTGGATTGATAACGGAACGTTTCCTTTTCCGTTGCAGCGGATACCGGGCACATCGACGCAACACGGCATAGCGGCAAAGTTTTCTATTGCTAGGCTAGGCAATTCCTTTGCATACATCAGCAAAAACAACCGAGGCGATGCCACGATTGTGCAAATGAATGGTTACATTCCGCAGCGTATAAGCACGCACGCGGTAGAGAACACGCTAGAAGGTCAAGTCATTAGCGACGCGATTGCGTGGTCGTATCAGCTAGAGGGTCACGAAGTCTATGTGATTTCGTTTCCGACTTTGCAACTGACATGGGCTTACGATTCAACGACTGGACTGTGGTTCAAATGGCTGTATTGCACGAATGCAAACCAATTTCAAAGACATAGAGGAAATTGCTCTGCATTCTTTCAAGGCTCTACCCTTGTCGGAGACTATGAAAACGGCAAGATTTACGCATTGAAAAATGACATTTTTACGGATGACGGTCAGCAGGTGCGTCGTGTAAGACGATGCCCGCATCTAGTCTCTGATTTTCAGCGGCAATACTTTGATGAGTTGCAAATTCAATTCCAACCCGGCGTTGGTGCATCTACTGGTCAAGGCAGCGATCCGCAAGCGATGCTGAGATGGTCAAATGACGGTGGCTCTACGTGGTCAAACGAGCATTGGACGACCATCGGTCAGATTGGCAAGTATAAGAATCGTGCGATATGGCGGCGGCTAGGTACTGCGCGAGATCGTATTTTTGAAGTGGTAATGACTGATCCTATCAAGTGCGTCATTGTCTCTGCCAACCTTAAAGCTACGTCAGGGGAAAGCTAATGCTACCTACCTCACAGACACAGCCTTATCCGCAGTCTGAATTCCTTGATAAGACAACCAATCGCCCGACAAGGACTTGGCAGCAATTCTTTATCAACTTGCTGAACTTTTCGAGTTCGACAAGCGCAACGGCAGGTAACTACGTATTGCCTAGCAAGCCTGCGGGCTTTATGAATGTCACGGTTAACGGTCAACAATTCAAAGTGCCGTACTACAACCAATGAACCTAATCATTAGCGAAACGCCTAGCCGCGAGCAGATAGACCACTTGCAAGCAGAGATGGTCAAAATGCCGCAGGTTGAACTGCAAACGGATCATTACTTTGCGGGCGGGATGTATTGCCGTCGCGTGGCTCGACCGGCTGGAACGACGATTGTCGGCAAGGTGCATAAGAAGGCGCATATCTTTCTGTGTGCTGCTGGAGAGATCATTGCTTGGTCAGAAAAAGGCATGGTCACATTGAAGGCTGGTGATGTAATTGAATCGCAACCCGGCACTAAGCGCGTGACGTATGCAGTCAAGGATTCTATCGGCATCACCATCCATCAGACCGACAAGACCGATTTAGATAAGATTGAAGCCGAGATTATTGAACCGGATGTAATGGCGTTGTATGACGCACGAAATCAGATCACACAAGGATTACTATCATGACATGGGTCGCCGCAGCGGTTGGTGGAAGCGCCGTTCTAAATTACATCACGGGATCAAATCAAGCTGATGCTGCAAAACAAGCGGCGCAGCGTCAAGCTGATGCTGCTAACAGCGCTATTGCACTTCAGCGCGAACAGTTCAATACAATCAATGAGCAGCAACGCCCGCAACGAGAGCTAGGCTACAAAGGCGTAAGTCAGATTTCGGACATGATGCCGTATCTGACGAAGCAGTTTGGCGCGCAAGATTTGCAAGCAGGTCTTGTACCTAACTATGACTTTATGCTTAGTCAAGGGCAAGGGATAAACGCAGCAAGAGCAAATCAAGCTGGTGGAATGATTGGTGGCAATGCTTTGCAAGGTCTTAACCAGTTCACGCAAGATTATGCAGGTAATGCATATCAAAATGCGTTTACTAATTTTACAAATCAGCAATCTAACATTTATAACCGTCTTGCTGGTATTGCAGGCATAGGACAGGCTGCACAAAATCAAGTCAACACCGCAGCAGGCAACATGGCAAATAATGTGTCTAGTCTTGGAGTAGGTGGCGCAGCAGCTACAGGCGCAGGATTGGTAGGCGCTGCCAATGCTTACGGCGGTGCGGCAAGCAACATCGGTAACAATGCAATGTTAGCTGCGCTTATGTATAAGCCAACGCCCGCGCCAGCAGGAGGCGTTAACATGACACCAACATCAGCAGGCGGTGGATTTGAATTTCCGATAGCTTAAGGATGAATCATGGCAGATTTTGGATTTAATACAAACATTCCTCAAGGCATTCAGCCTGCAAGGACAAATCTTGCTGACATGGTTAACACCGCAGCGGGATTGCAAAGCTATCAGCAAGCGCGAGAAATCAATCCTTTGGTGTTGCAACAACAGCAACAAGCAACGCGCACAGGTGAAATTGCTTTAGGTCTACGCGAGCAAGAAAATCGCGAGCGCAACAATGTCATGCAGTTTATGTCCAATCCTGACAACTATCAGACGAATGGACGAATTGACCTCGACAAAATGAACAAAGCGCTTCCTGCGATTGCGCCGTTGACTCATGGCGATGTGATAAGCAAATTCACTACGTTGGGACAAGCACAAACACAAGCTATTGATGCAAAGCAAAAACTGACGCAAGAACAACGCAGTATGGTTGCCAGTAGGTTTTCAATCTTGGGCAGAAGTGGGGTGCAGGACAAAAACGCATATTTGCGAGAAATGGAACTGCTGAAACAAGAAAATCCCGAAAACCCTGATCTGCATCGACTTATTGACGCATATAAAACAACGTGGGCAGATATTCAATCAGGGCCGAATTTGCCGGGGATGGCGATTGCTGGCGCACAAACGTTGCTTAAACCGTCTGAGCAGCAAGCACTTGCTCCGACTGCTGGGACACTCAACACAGGCGCACAGATATTGCCGACGGTATCAACGCCGTCTGTTGGTGGTATGCCGCCTAGCATTCAAGTTGGCAGACAAGCGATTGCACCAGTAGAGTTGCCGCCCGGTTCTCGCATGGTTGATACAGGTCGCGTTGACGTTAACAACAATCCAGTCTTTAACGTGTTTGATGCAAGTGGTAGGGCAACTGGACAAGTAACAGTTCCGATAAATGCGCCGGAATCGTCATTGCCGGGTGCTGCACCTACTGCACCGCGTCCTGTCGTGCCTCAAGCTGCTGCATCTGCGCCGTCAATGGGCGTGGCTAGGATGCCGCCGGGTGAGAATGCCGAAACAATGGCGCTGGCAAAATCAATTCAACTTAAAGCAAATGAAGCCGCAGCGCGAGTGCCACAAAGCCAGTTTAATGCAAACCAAATCATTCAACTAGCAGACAAAGCCGCTACAGGTAAAGGCGCAGAGTTGTTGCAAGGATTGACAGGTGGTTATGCAGGACTTGGGCTTGCAGGCACAACCGATATGGCTGATGCGTTTAACAAGCTAGGTCATTACATGGCGCTTGAAACTGCAAACCTTGCCGCAGCGTCAGGACTTGGAACAGATGCAGCGCGAGGAATTGCTGAAAAAATGACAGGAACAACGTCTTGGACTGCTGACGCAATTAAGAGCACCGCACGTATCAATCGTGCCATGTCAACAGGCGTGGACTTGTTCAATCAAGGCGTAAACAATGCCGTAGCGCAAGCAAACAATAGCCCATTCGCTGCACGACAGTTTCAAAACAAGTGGTCGCAAGTTGCAGATGTAAACGCTTTCCGATTGATGGATGCAATAAAAAATAACGACACAGTTGCTGGACAAGAATTGATAAAAGAACTTGGTGGTGTTAATTCTCCAAAACTAAAACAGCTTAAGTTGAAGGTTAGCACCATTAACAACATGATCGGCGGTCAATAATGGGCGCTAGAGATGAGTATTCGTCTGCCGCGATTGATGATTTTGTCAATCAAGCAGTAGGTAAAGCCCCGGCAAGGCAAGCGCCTGCAAGACAAACGCCAGTCAGACCGGATATGGTTGTGTCGCCATCGCAGCAACAAGACCGCGACCGTGTGCGTCTGCGTATTTTGCAAGACGAGCAAAAACTAAATCCTGACGATGCAACCCTACGCACGCAAATCCAAGGAATGCGAGCAAAGCTAGGCGAAACTGGTGGCGAAGTGCCTAGCGATTATTCGTCCGAATCCATCGATAAGTTTGTTACTGAAAGCACCGGAGAAACACCGAAAACTGTCCGATCCTTAACTAGCAGACTGCAACAAGTTAGGGAAAAGACTGCCGAAGGTTACAGCGCAGAGAATTTGCGTCGTGTTGGTAGAGAAGCTGTTGAGGGCGTAACCGGCGCTGGTGAGGTTGTCCGCACGATGGTGCAAAACCCTGTTGCAACAGCGGTTAGCGGTCTTGCAGGCATAGCTGGAACGATCCTACCCGGTTCTGCGGGTCAGGGTGCTAATTGGGTTGAACGTGTCAACAAAGCCTTAAGCTACGAGCCGCAAACCAAAACGGGCAGACAGGCGACAGAGGTTTTGGGTGTGCCGGGTCAACTAGCCGAGGAATACGTTGCAGAACCGATAGGATCGGCTGTGGCGCAAGTTTCTCCCGCTGCGGGTGCTATCACTAAGGGCGCGTTAACTGCTGCGCCATTGGCGCTAGGATTGCGTGGAAGGCGACCTGCCGTTGAGGTTTCCTCTGCCCGCGTAGTGCCTCCGGGTGAGGGCGTAATTAACCTTGATGTGCCGACGCAACTGCGTCAGCAACTAGAGGCTAGGCAAGCTGCACAGGTTCAAGCTGCTGCGCCTACTGCCGCACCTGTTGCCGCACCTGCTGCCGGTACTGCTGCGCCTGCTGCTCCTGTTGGCGTGCAAAGCGTTGGCGCTGCGGCTGTCTCGCCCGAAAAATTGCGGATTGAAAACGCAAGGTCGTTGCCTGTTCCGATTGAACTGTCAAGGGATCAAGCAACGCGCAACCCTGCGGATGTAAGGTTTGCCCGCGAGACAGCGAAAGACCCGGTGTTAGGTCAAGCGTTGCAAGAAAAATACGCCCGCGACAATGATTTGATTCAGAAAAATATGCAGTCATTGATTGAGCGCACCGGCGCAGAGATGACTGGTGTTGCACCTGCACAGTTAGGCGAAGCATTGGTTAACGTTGTTGAACCTTACCGGCAAGCGCGAAAAGGCGAAGTCAGGACAGCATACGAAGCGGCAGATGCTGCTGGCGAAATGTCTCAGCCTGTGTCTTATGCGCCGCTAGTCAATTACTTGAACAAAGTCACAAAAGACCGCCCTACGCTAAAGGCAAATAATCCAATCCTCGGCATTATTGAAGATGAAATTAAAGCCAATGATCCAAACAAAACGGGTCAGATCAGCCTGCGACAGCTTGAGGACATTCGACAAGTCATTGTTAACGAGATTGATCCAACGCAACGCGGCAGTATGTATCACGGCAACAAACTGAAAAAAGCTATTGATGTAGCAACGCAAAACGCTGGAGGCGATCTTTACAAACAAGCGCGACAACTTAACGCCCGTTACATGAGCGAGTTTGAAGATACGCCAGTCATTAAGAATCTGACGGCTATCAAGAAAGGCACGACTGATAGAGCCGTGGCTATTGAAAGCCTTGTTGATAAATCTATCTTGCGTGGCCCTGCATCGGATGTGCAAAAGTTGTTTGCTACGCTTGAAAAGTCAGGGCCGGATGGCGTGCGTATGGCTAATGAATTGCGCGGCTATGTTGCTGAACACATTAAGAACGAAGCTACAAAAGGCGTTGACAAAGACATTAACAACAAGCCTTATGTGTCTACCGCAAAGTTAGATAACACAATTCGACAGTTAGACAAAAGTGGCAAATTGGAATTGTTGTTCGGCAAAGAAGGCGCAGCGCATTATCGCACCCTAAACGATGTAACGAAGGATTTGCAAACAGTTCCAAAAGGCACAACAAACCCATCAGGGACTGCTGCACAGATTGGCGCAATGCTTGCAGAAACAGGCGCACAGTTTGCACTTAGTGGAATACCAGCGCCGATTGCAACGCTAGGGAAAATGGCTTACGACAAACGTCAAACCACCAAAAAGCTAAACAAGATCAACGAGTTTATTGAGTACGGCAAAAATAAATAAGGACTAATCATGGCAGTCAACCTTTCACCTATCGGAAACGGGTTTCAATTCCTTACGACTTCGGGCACTCCGTTGTCCGGTGGATTGATCTACACCTATCAGGCAGGGTCTAGCACACCACTAGCAACCTACACCGACAACGGTGGAACGATAGCCAATGCTAACCCTATCGTGCTTGGTTCAGACGGTCGTCCCACATCCGAAATTTGGATGACGTATGGCTACAACTACAAATTTGTGCTGAAGGATTCAACCGGCGCAACGATTCAGACTTATGACAACCTGTACGGAATATTGCAAACAGCGCCAGCATCTGCGCCGACATTGCCTTCGGGCATGATCTTGCTGTGGTCAGGGGCTACTGGAGCTATTCCTACTGGATACTTGCTGTGCGATGGCTCTAATGGCACGCCTGACCTGCGAAATAGGTTTGTGGTGGGTGCTGGTTCAACATATGCAGTATCTGCCACGGGCGGCTCTACTGATGCGGTTGTCGTAAGTCATACTCATACCGCGACTGTTACTGATCCGACGCATAGGCATGAACAAGGTGGCAATGGCCCATTAGTACCCGGCGGTGGCTCTCAGACACCATTAGGCAACAGTGCCTCCGGGACTTATACACAGTACGCATCGACCGGCATCACCGTTGCCAACAGCACGACTGGCGTTAGCGGTACAAATGCCAACCTGCCGCCGTACTACGCACTTGCGTACATTATGAAGTCGTAGTCATGGAAGATACAGATAGCCGGTTGTCTGTTCATGAGGCGGTCTGTGCGGAGCGATGGAAAGAAACCATCCTCCGCATCAAGCGGATCGAATCTATTGGCATTGCCTGTGCTGGCTCAATTATTCTTTTGTTGCTGCATCTAGTGACAAAAACAGGGGGTTAAATGAATGATAGACCCGATCACGATAGGTGCTGCCTTTGCGGTAGCGAAAGGGGCTGTAGCTGGTGTTAAACAAGCTATTGAGTTAGGCCATGAGATTAAAGACTGCTACGAGGACTTGCAAAAGTTTTTTCACAGTCAGGGCGAAATTGAAAAAGCGGCGAAAGCCGTTGAAGTAGCAAAGGCGCAACCAAAGTCGGAAGATCCGAAAGAAGCGGCAGCGCAAGAATCAATACTATCGCAAGCCTTCCAAATCGTGATGGCTCGCAAGCAGGCTAAGGAGTTTGAAACTCAGCTCCGCGACCTCTTTGCGATGAAAGGCGAGCTGGGGCTATATCAAGAGCTTTGCCAAGAACGCGACAGGCTGTCCGGTGAACAAGACGAATCAAACAGAGAAGCAATCCGCAAGGCTAGGCTGGCTAAAGACCGCGCAGCAAGGAAGAAACAAGAACAGGAAGAACTGCTAATGACAGCAGGAATCTTCGTGGTTCTAGGCATTGGCGGCATCATCATTTTTGTAGCAATTTACTACAGAGGCTAACTATGTTTCCACTAGGCGCAGTCTTAGACATTGGCAGCAAGATACTCGACAAGGTATTTCCTGATCCTGCGGCGGCTGAAGCTGCAAAGCTAAAGCTGCTAGAAATGCAGCAAAACGGCGAACTAGCAGCATTGAATGCTGACGTGTCAGAGCAGCACGAACTGACCGACCGGCTTAAAGCGGATATGTCCTCGGATTCATGGTTGTCAAAAAACATCCGACCGACCACGTTGATTTTCATCCTTGTCACCTATACCACGTTCGGACTTATGTCGGCATGGGATATCGAGGTCAATAAGGAATACGTGCAACTGCTGGGCCAATGGGGAATGCTAATCATGTCCTTTTATTTCGGCGGCAGGACGTTAGAGAAAATCATGGGTGTTAAGAAATGAGAGAGAAAACCATCTGTTTCGTGACGATCCTTGTCAGTATCACGCTGTCGCTGGTCATGATCTCAATGGTGGGTGTGTTTCTAGTTGGCTTATTCATGCCTAACAACATCATCAATAACGACGATGTATTCAAGATTATCGGCCCATCGTTTCAAACCATTGTGGGCGGGTTTATAGGCATCCTAGCGGCAGTCAAGGTCACGGAGCATATTGATAAATGAAAGCTAACTGGGAAGCTGCATTCGCTCATGTCATTCAGTCCGAGGGCGGCTATGTCAACGATCCGCACGACAAAGGCGGCGAGACTAATCTAGGCGTGACACGCATAGCATGGGGCGAGTATTTAGGGCGAGCAGTCATGGATGGCGAGATGCACGCTCTGACGGTTGAGGCGGTAAAACCGTTTTATAAAAAGCAATACTGGGATCGCTGCCGGTGCGACGACTTGCCCGCAGGCGTGGACTACGCGGTGTTTGATTTCGCTGTGAATGCCGGAACAGGGATGGCTGCTAAGTTTCTACAGCGTGCGGTAGACACAAAGGACGATGGCGCTATCGGTGCGGGTACATTGGCTGCAACGTCTAATCATCAGCCTAGCCAAGTCTTAGAGCGATTCTCGGATCAGAAAGAGGCTTTCTATCAGGGCATAGTATCCCGGCATCCCGAACAATTTAAGTTTCTAAAGGGTTGGTTGAGCCGGGTTGAGGCAGTCGAAAAAGCTGCGAACACTATGCTGGCGTGACCTTTCTGCCGAAAGCAGCGGTTAGCTGTTGTTCGGTAGGTTCGCGTTGCTGAGTGTCAGGGCATGATCTGACCTTGCACCACAATACCTTGTCGCCTTTTCGGAAAGGTATGTCACAAACCTTGCATCGTTCATAGTTTTCCATCGTCGTCTTTCATTTGATAAATACAAAAAAGTTTCAGCGATGAGGCGGTCTTGACGATCTCATCCGCTAGATCGCACGCCTTTGCCCAATCCTTTGAAAGCAAAGCATAGTGAGCGCTTTGACGTAGTCTAGCAATTTCGATAAGACCTTCAGAGTAATCCATCATAGTAATTTTCCAAGTAAAAGTCCGAGTAAGAATCCTGACAGCACGCCCATAAATAAACCTTGCTGAGTCGCGCTTTTACGGTGACGCTCGACAAGTTGCTCAAGCGCGTCAGGCTGTAGCGTCTTGATGTATTCACGGTCAAACATGATGCACCACCCAAAGAATAGCGCCGATTAAAGCAATGCAGATGCCCGCAAACAAGGTAAATGCACAGGCATCCTCTGCAAACGTCCTTTTCTTTGTCGTGGTATCGCAAACAAACATAAAGCCGCAAAAGCCAAGTGCTGCCATTATCAGTCCACTAAAGAAGATCATGTTTTTTCCTATAAAGATTACGGCACAGGGTTCGGTGGCACTCTTTGCACCAAGACGAGAGCGTTTTGAATTTCGTCAAACTGAACTCTACTGGTGGTTTGATTGTCTGACATTTCGAACATAGAGCCGGATGCTCCTTTAGCCTCCATCGTCGCTGCTTCCTCATTTTCTAGTTCCTTTATTTTTTTGTAGTTGATGCGCCACATCATGTGCTTAGTGCGGGTTTTGCCGTTGTATTGCAGGCGCAGCCCCATCCGCAACACTAGACCATCGCGCACCATGCCGGTCATATAGCGAGTGATATTCCCGGCATCGTCGTTAAGGATTATGGCGATGTTGGTGGCGGTCAGTTCCATATTTAAGCGCAGAACTTCCTGCATCCCTTCAATAATTTGACGGGCGCGGGGTTTCATTTCAGATGTGATGTGAACTTAGGAATGCAAGTGACCTCCACGACTGACGGGATCATGTGACCGTTAACCTTGCGGTTTGTAGTGATGACCATCGCCCTAGTGCCCGATCCTTCGCATTCATTGATAGCTGCGATAACCTGCATCCGCGACATGGGAGACACTTCCTTATCGACAAGCAACATTGACGTACCATCCGCTGCACAGCCTGTAAGAAGCAAGACAAGACAAAGCATTTTCATTTAGCCACCTGTATCAAAGTTTCGCCTTGCTGTTGACGAGCGCGGTTGAAGATCACGGTAATGTCGGTGTGTGAGGCTTTGGTAGGCGTGAAATGCCCGTCGAGAATGTAAAGGTTACGTTCCCGCAGATACTTGATGCACTCTTTTCTTTTCTCGTCATAACGTCGCGGGTCTTGTGGCCTCCAGTTGTCAACAGGGATCAAATCAGGTTGCAATGCGTCATAAGTCATCATCCAGTTAATTGCATCAGCTAATCTCATCGTCATCCTCCGGTAAAAACCTGCGTCGAGCAGGATTGTTTTGCCAAAAGTAAAGATTGAACCGAAAACTACGGCGCTGCTCTGCGGTAATGATATTGGTGAAGTAGTTTGGCAATTCGTCCCACATTGCTTTGATCAGTTGTTTCTTGAATCGCTCGCCTTCCATGCCGATCATTTCAACGTAGTGCTGTGCGCCTTCCATTAGAAACATCATTGCGTCGATGGCTTTGTCCTGCGATACATCGACTTTGTGCCTCTCCGGGCTTTTGCGTTTCACAGGCTTTAGACACGCATCAAGCACCGCAAGACTTACAACATTCGCAAGCAACTGTGTGCAGGCTTTGGTTTGTGCTTGTTCATCCATAATTTCCCCTTAAGCTAGAAAGGAATCGAATCTTCCATGTCGGACAAATCGCCGGGATCAGCCTTTTTCTTTTTGGGCTGGTCTTTGTTCTTGTGCTGCATAGAGCAAGACATGAACTTGCCTTTAGCGCCCTCACGAATCCAAGCTGATACCCACACAGGTTCGCCGTTCATGTCCAAGCCATCGCCTCGATAATCGGGGTGATTGTCGGTTTCTTTCTTGGCGTTCTTGAACAGCGTGAACGAGCCGGGTTTCGGTATGTAAGCCATGATTATCCTTTTTTCAATGCTGCGCGTTGTTTGGAATCAAACCTAGACCACAATGCCGTTTTTTCGTCAGCATCAAGATTTTGATCTTCTATGTATTTTTTTGCGCCTTCAATGTTGTTCAGATTGATTTGAGCAATGACTTCCTCCGCAATTTCAGACAAGAATTTTTGTTCATCAGCAGGCATGGTGTCCCATACCGAAACAGCTATCGACTTGGGTGCGGATTTGGTAGCTGCATTGCCATCGTCGTCCTCATTTTCCGTTGTGACACCGCAAGCAGCGGAAAGGCTATACCTGCGGGCATAAGTCAAAGCACTACCGTAACCCTGGGCATCAGCCTTGCTGACCGGCAGGTTAAGCACGCCGCAGGATAGCCACTCACCGGATGCGTGGAGCAGGATTGTCTCGACGCGCACTTCGTCTTTATCGGATGGCTCGACCCGTTGAATGTAGCTTAGTCCGCATTGACCGAATGCAGGACGGATGGCCTCAACCACCGAGGATAGATCGGCATACTTGGATTTGAAAAAAGGATTGTTACTATCTTTGATTGCGCCCTTAATGTTCATTTGCGCCATTGCTAGCGCGGTTGCAAGATTTGCAATGGATTCGGATTTGTTCATTTCAGCAACCTTTCGCAAAACAAAAAATTTCAAGAAAAACATACAAAGACATTGATACAACACCAACTATTAGTAAGATTTTTTCAATGTTTTCCATCACGACAGCACTCCCGTAACGATAAGTATAAAAATTAGTGTGAAGCCGATAGCTACTGCGCGGTCGCCGTTCATGTGCCTTGCCTCAGTTTGCGTGAGAAAACGTCGTAGTCGTAATCGCCGCGATCTACCCAACGATCCCATTCCCGCGTTTTGTCCCAATCGTCCATCGTGGCTTCCGGCAGCGCCCAATGGATGCCTTCGGGCTTGCACGTTCCCCAAGCAGCGCGTTCAAGGTTGCAGAAGGTCGGCAACACGCTCCCGCTGATGGGTGAGAATTGCGGCTTGCGTGTGCATTCAGATGCCTCGATGTTGTCGGCGTTTTTTTTGTAATGCTTGCAATGTTTGCATAGGTTCATGGTGTCTCCTGTTGTTGTCAATTGGTTACTGCAAAACGGACTTTACTTACCTAATTGCACATTGTCAACAACTGTTGCAAAGGAAAATTGTAAAGTATTCTTAACTAAATCCACGCCGCTTGACAAGATAGCTTTGCACAGGATACGATACTTTGCAAGTTAACTTACAGGAGGCAGTATGAAGATTCAGCAGGCAGAGCAGCATTTTGGCAACCGGCGCAAATTGGCAGAGGCGTTGGGCATTACGAGCCAGGCAGTAAGCCAATGGGCGAAGCGTGGGCAGATTCCCGAGGGGATGGCATACAAGCTCCAAGTCATCACGAACGGGGCGCTGGTGGTCAATCCTGTTGACTACATCCCCGTCGAGCAGATGGTTGCCGAGATCGTTCCGCAGCAATGAAGTTTCTTTCGGTCTGTAGCGGCATTGAGGCAGCATCCTGCGCGTGGGATTGGGAGGCTGTCGCATTCTCTGAGATTGAGAAGTTCCCCAGTCAAGTTTTGTCACATCATTACCCCGAAACCCCGAATTGGGGCGACATGACCAAGTTTAAGGAGTGGCCTGATGCAAATGTCGATGTTCTCGTCGGAGGAACGCCCTGTCAGTCTTTTTCAATCGCAGGACTTAGAAAAGGACTGGATGACCCGCGTGGCAACCTCATGCTCACGTATCTTGCCATTGCTTCAAAGTATCGGCCCAAGTGGGTGGTTTGGGAGAACGTCCCCGGCGTGCTATCCAGTAACGGAGGACTCGACTTTGCCAGCTTCCTTCGAGGGTTGGGGGAATGCGGGTATGGGTTCGCCTACCGAGTTCTTGACGCTCAGTATTTCGGAGTTCCACAGCGCCGCCGACGTGTGTTCGTTGTCGGATGTCTTGGAGACTGGAGAAGTGCCGCAGCGGTTCTTTTTGAGCAGCACAGCCTGCAAGGGCATCTTGCGCCGAGCAGAAAAAAGGGGGAAAGTTTTACCGAAACAGCTCGAAAAAGCGCTGCGAGCAGTCGATGGCCCGCAGATATAAGCAGCACCCTTGACACGACTTTTGGGACAAAACAAGGATTGGAAGATCAGCACGTCAATGCCGGTTGCCCAATGTTTGTATCTGCGGAAATGACAACGGTGCAAACTCTCAGAACAAGAAGACCCGGCGAAGGTGGAATGTCGCATGACCATGAACATCTTGTTCCGACACTTTCACCGGCATTGAACACTTGCAGCGGCGCAAATCATGCACCGGACACAAAGGCTTACATTGTGCAGCCGACCTATTCTTTGCAAGGCGCAGGTGTTACTTCTCAAAATTCGCAGGGATCGGGTTGGAATGAGGAAGTTAGCTTTACGCTCAATCGCATGGATGTTCATGGGGTAGCAGTAGGCACAGATGTTTACAACGGGGCAATAACGGGCGATGTAGCAGCCACAATGGGAACGCCGGGAAGCAGCGTTAACGCCAGCGGGCCGACAGTCATGCAATCAATGGCGGTGCGCCGTCTGACCCCGATGGAATGCGAGCGACTCCAAGGCTTTCCTGACGGCTACACGGACATCAAGCTAAACGGCAAGCCTACCCCTGATGGCCCTCGATACAAGGCGCTAGGGAACTCTATGGCAGTCCCTGTAATGCGGTGGATTGGGCAGCGGATTGAGGCAGTTGACAGGATCAAATAATCGTGCCATTCTATCTTTGTCCGAGAGAAAGATCGGCCGCGTGTGGCAACGCGAAAAGAGTTACCAGCATGAACCCATCTACGCATGGGCTTCGGTTGTCGAGAGTTGTTGCTGGTCTCTCTCTCTGCCACCGCAGCCGCAAGCCCAGCCGTAGGTGGGTTTTTCTTTTGGACTACACCATGCTGGGCAATGAGAGCAACAGCGGCATGAGTGGAAAGCGCTACTGGTGGCTAAGGTTTGAAACAGCGCATAAAGAGGTGGCGAAGATAGTGCCTCTAACCGAAAGACTGTCGCGTGTCGCGGCTCCGAAGAGCAGCTACTAAAGGGCGCATAGGCTAAGGCTACGTGCGCTCACCAAAGAGCAGATAGCAGTAACTACTAGAGGAAGTTATGACTAATAAAGAAAAGACGAGCGAATACTGGGTGACTGACAAAGAAGTGATGATCGAATATCTATTCCTAAAAGTTCGACAAGAAGATTGGCACGGCGTAGCCGATGCAGCAATGGACATAAGAGAAATGGAGGCAAAAAAATGTTCGACGAGTTCTATTCCAAGTTCCCCAAAAAAGTAGCCCGCAAGGATGCACAGAAAGCATGGTCGCGGCTGACTGCCGAGCAGCAACAGAAAGCACTACAGGCGATTGATGATCATGTGCGTATGTGGACAGCCGAGGGGCGAGATAAACAGTTCATTCCTCATCCTGCAAGCTGGCTCAACGGCGAACGGTTCGACGATGAAATCTCAATGCCGGAGAAAAAGGTAGTGGCATGGTGGACAAGCGATCAGCTAACAATGGAGCACGGTCGCAAGATCGGAGTGCCAGCGCGTCCGGGCGAGGACATGACGCAGTATCGCCTGCGGTTACGGGCAGCGTAACTTGGCGCGAAAGAGTTGCAACAGCGGTGCGCGTGCAGGAAATGACGCGAGAGGAACGGGCAGTAGCTATGCCTATGTCAGCAGCGATTGTGAGGGCGTTTGCGGCTGAGTTTGAAGTAGTAGAAGTGAGGGCACATGAAAACAACCTTTACTATGAATGGATAAAAAAATGATGCTAGATAAATTCTTCCCAAACTTGCAATTTCCCCGTGTGCGTAACACCGATCCCGATACCAGTCATGCAGCAGCGGATCAGGCAGCAGAACTAGCCACAAAGCATCACGGCATCATCCTAGCGGCGCTACACCTTCCCGGCACTATCTACGACATAGCTGCCCGCACAGACTTAGATCACAACGCAGTCGCTAGGCGCATGAGCGAACTAGAACGATTGGACTTTGTTTACCCCGATGGCAAGAAAAAAGGCGCGTCAGGCCGTATGTGCCGCGTGTGGGTGAAGAAATGAACGAACGCGACGCATTGAAATTGGGTTTGCAGCTAGTAGAAACGGCTGAATACCTTGCAACTGATTCTGCAATTTGCGGCAATTATGTAAAGGAAGAAAGAGCATTGATTCAGCAAAGCAAAATTGCGTTTGAAGAAGCCTTGGCACAGTCAGATCAAGAATCTGATGACCTTACTATTGCTTACACCAGTGGTTTTTTTGCAGGTAAGAAAAATCGCGAATGGGTTGGGTTGACGGAGGAGGACATTCAACCGGCTATTCGAAAAGCAATGATTTACTACGGGTACGATCCAAAACATTCGACGCTTACATCAGGAGCAGGGTTTTGCGAATTGATTCGCGCCATTGAAGCCAAGCTGCGGGAGAAGAATGAATGCTAGTCCAACTTCTTCAACCCGATCCGATCTTGCTTGATGACCCTGTGCGTCCTAATATCAGTCCGAGGCGGCGTATTGAAGGAAATAATCGTGGTGTTTATGCGTGGATAGAGAACAGACAAATTTGCGCGATTGTGTGCGTCACGCATGAAGCATTGATACCGACAACTGAGAAAGAATTGTTTCAATTAGATTGGGAATGGCCTAACAAAGCAGTGTTGTATTCGGCGTGGTCATACAAAAAAGGATCAGCAAGTAAGTTGGTGCAAGCGTTGGTCAAAAAAATAAAAAAAAGAACCGGATGGCGCATCGTAACTATGTCACCAAAAACTGACATGGCGCGAGACTTTCACATCCGCAACGGCGCAAAGGTGCTGCAAGTCAACAGGACAACAATTAACTATGAATATTGACCGCACCATCGACCAAAACGCCGCGCAATGGCCTGTCCTAGAAGCGTGGTCTAGGCAAAAGATGTGGATCGTAAACGGCGCAAAAACGCGCATGAGCGCAGAAGAATGGAAGGACGTACTGACAGCCGCTTTTGAGGGCGAAACATCGCCACGGCTCGCTATGGGGCTAAATGGAGGTGTTGTTATGCTTGGCAGACGAACGAGCAAATACACCAAGGCTCGATTCTCGGAATGGCTGGATTGGTTGATGGCAGCAACTCACCATGCGGGAGTGACTCTTGACGAAAGCTGAACAGGAATGGCACGCCAAGGTCAGAGACTTGGGGTGTATTGTTTGCCGGTTGTTCCACGGGGAACGTTCCGACGGCGATATCCACCACGTTTTGTCGGGCAGCAAACGGGCGGGTGAAATGTTTGTGATATGCCTATGCCCGACCCATCACAGAAGTGGACGAAATAACCCCGAATATGTCAGCAGGCATCCGTGGCGGCGTGAGTTTGAGAAGCGTTACGGGACAGAGGAACACTTGTTACAACAGACGAAAGATTTGTTAAATGCGTAGAGCAGCGAAGGTCGATAGTAACCATTCCCTGATTGTCGAGCATTTTCGGGCGCGAGGTTGTTCGGTGTTGTCCTTAGCCGCGATGGGACGGGGTGTGCCGGATTTGCTGGTGGCGAAACAAGGAATCACATGGCTGGTCGAAGTCAAGCAGCCCAAGGGGAAACAAAACTTACTACAGGAAGATTGGGCAGAGCGGTGGACTGGATGTTGGGCTGTGGTAAGAGATGAAGCCGGGGTAGAAAATCTAGTCTTAGTCATGCAGAACCAAGCTGCTAGAATGGCAGAGACAGATATGAAGTTTTCTGCTAGTGTGTAGCCTGTACCGTCCTCCCCTCCTTCGGATGGTTTGTCGAGGTTGGTGTCACAGGCGCTATTCTGCCTCGATTTTTTTGGGTGAGTTATGGATAAAGATGTCGCTGATTTCGTCTTAGTCCTCCTGCATAGCGGGACGAATGCTCATCTTATGCACCTAGCCGCAGAAGGGCCGGGTAGCTATGCCAAGCACGTCGCACTTGGCGAATACTACAAAGAGATCATCGAAACCACCGACCAGTTTGCCGAGGCGTATCAGGGCAAGTATGGTCGCATCAAAGGCTACGGTGAGGACTATCACGTAGCCACAGACGCGATGCAGTATTTGACTGCTATGAAAGACTTTGTGGGCGAAGCCCGAGAGTTGTTGCCGCAAGATTCTGAACTGCAAAACATCGTTGACGAAATAGCTGATCTCATCAATACCACGTTGTATAAACTCACTCTGTCATAGGGGAATCACATGAAATACGGAACTTCCGCAAAAGCACCCGCAGGCGTTGCCAAAGCTGACGCAAGCGGCGAACAGAAAGAACCGATGCGTGGCGGCGTAGGAATGGGCAAGCAAGACATGACCGGCGCTGACAAGAAGTACGACACGGGCCGTACTGCTGGCGTGTGCTATACGCACACCCGTACCGAATACAAGCAGAAGTAAGCGAATCCCTGAGACTCTCGACAGTCTCAGAGATTCTAACCAAGCAATGAAGGAGCATTGATGGCTGTATACAACTGTAGCACCTGCACGTACTTTTTGCCGGGCAATGAGGTGATGGGGCAATGCCGACGTTTTCCTCAAAGCTATAACAAGCACCGCGTAGAGTGGTGTGGCGAATGGTGGGGGCAGGAAGAAAAGCGCAAGCCGGGTCGCCCGCGTAAAGAGCCTACGTTAGAGGTGGTCGTATGAACTTCCGACCGCTGCAAGACAAGATTCTAGTGTTACCCGAAGCGCGCATTAAGTCAGATGTGATTCAGGTAATGGATAACGAAGCCGACAGCCGTGGAACTGTAGTGGCTGTGGGTAGTGGGCAAAAGTACGATAACGGCAAGCAAGACCCAATGCCGTTAAAGGTGGGCGACAAGGTGTTTTTTGGTACTTATGGAAAATCTAGTGCTGACGATTACCTGCGTTACTCAGAGTATTTTGAAGATGACGTGCGATACCTTTTGATGAGTTGGAAGGATGTCGCGTTTGTAGAAGAAACTTAACGAAAGGAATTAACATGAGCAATTCCGTCGCAACTGGTGTGGCTTACCAAGACCCCGAATTTACGACCTGCTATGCCTCGGCAGAGATTGGCTATTCTGCTGCTGCACAGGGCGCGGTTACTCAGGCAACCGACAAATCGACTGGCGTTACGCTGAACAAGTCTGCCGGTCGCATCACCATGAACAACGCTGCGCTGGCTGGTTCTACGGCTGTGTCGTTCATTCTGACCAATAGCATCATTTCCGCTAACGACACTATGATCGTTTGCGTTTCTAGTAACACAACTGGTAGCGCTTTGGGTGCTTACACTACTTACGTTTCGTATCTAGCTGCTGGTTCGGCTCTGATTACGCTGCGTAACCTGAGTGGCACTTCGTACAGCGAAGCAGTCATCATCAACTTTGCAATCATTCACGGCGCAAGCTAATGCTGAAAAAGTCCACTAGCAAAGCTGCTTTGCAGAAAAACATCAAGACGGAGATTGCCGCTGGCAAGCCGCCCAAGCAGGCGGTAGCGATTGCTTACTCCGTTAAGAAGGCAGCAAAGAAAAAATGACCGCTGCGTGGACTAAGAAAGCTGGCAAAAACCCTGCTGGCGGGCTGAATGCCAAAGGGCGGGCAAGTTACCACGCTGAGACCGGGGGGACGTTGAAACCTCCCGTTAAGGCTGGCGACAACCCGCGCAGAGCGTCATTCCTTGCAAGGATGGGCAATATGCCCGGCCCGATGGAAAAAGACGGCAAGCCGACTCGATTGGCGCTGTCTTTGAAGGCATGGGGTGCAAGCAGTAAGGAAGATGCCAAAGCTAAAGCCAAAGCCATCTCGAAACGTAATAAAACTTAATCATGCCAAGAATTGCTGATGCGTTAAGTCCGAGACAGTACGAAGGCACGCCGGTGTCGGAGATGGCAACGGCAGCGCCGCCGACTTATGCACAGCAGGCAGCAAGAATACCGGGGCGCGTCATGGATGCGCTTCGGGCGTTGGGAGCAGGGCAGACTTACGGCACTGCCGAGCCAACGAATTCAATTTCAGACTTAGCCCGCGCAAGGCTAGGGCGTGGGTCTGTCTTTGGCGTGCCCGAAGATGTGCAGCAAAGAAATGTTGCTAGAGCAACAGATATTGCAATGATGGCAGCGCCGATTGTCTATCACGGCTCGCCACATCGCTTTGCGCCGACTGCCAAGAATCCGCTAGGCGAGTTTGATCCCACCAAGATCGGCACAGGCGAGGGCGCACAGGCTTACGGGTATGGGCATTACACAGCCGAATCTCCAAAAGTAGCAACGGACTACCGAAATGCGCTTTCAGGAAATCATAACCTTGACCAATTTCAGTTTACGGTAAACGGCAATCCTACGGATTCGTCGGTCGCAAAAGCTATTGTTAGAGCAGGTAGTCCGGAAGCCTTTATCAAGGGAATGCAACCTAAATTAGACTCTCTCACCGAAAAGGCTGCAAAAGCAAACAAAGAAGAGTTGATTCCCGGCTTGTCCGACCATGATATTGCAATGCTAGAACTTAAAAGCCATAAAGCAATGATTGATGAGGCTAAAGGATACATAGGTAAAACTGTAAAAAGCGAACCTCTTGGCACACTTTACAAAGTAGACCTACCCGACGAAGTAGTGCCGCGTATGTTGGATTTTGACAAACATTTGGCTGAACAATCTCCGCAAGTGCAAAAAATTCTTTCAGATTATCAAAAACAATTAGGAACAAGTTTTGGCAGAGGCGATCAAGTTTTGAAAGAAATTGCCTTTGATCGACGCATGAAAGGATTGGATGATTCGCCCGCTGCGGTAGCAAAGCAACTTAAAGAACTAGGCATTCCCGGCATCCAATACTTAGACGCAGGATCACGTCGCGCAGGTACAGGGACACGCAATTACGTCGTGTTTCCCGGTAACGAATCTTTACTAAAGATACTTGGACGCGAATAGCCAAACGCAAAAAGATTGTCAACAAAACTTAATTAGATCAATACGATGGAAATTGAAACAAAAGGACGTGGAGCGCCGATAGGCAATCAAAATGCTGCAAGGCAGAGATTGTTCTATGACAAGCTGCGCAAAATCCTTATCCAAGAGCCGCATAGGTTGCATTCCATCGCTGAGAAGTTGATTTCCGAGGCTGAAAACGGCGAATCTTGGGCGATTAAGGAGATCATTGACCGAGTGGACGGCAAGGCTCTGCAAGCGCTGGAGAATGCCGACGGCTCGCCTTTGTTGTCCGGCATCGTGGTTTCGTTCGTCAAGCCCGAATGACCGACGTAGCCGAGGCTATTAGCAAGGCACAGTTCCCGGCAAAGCTGGAATGCCTGTTCAAGCCTGAGAAAAGCCGCTACCGCATCCTGTGGGGTGGGCGAGGTGGTGCTAAGTCTTGGGGGATAGCTAGGGCGCTGCTGATCCTTGGCGCAAGAAAGCCGCTGCGTATCCTATGTGCGCGGGAGTTTCAGACCAGCTTGAAGGATTCAGTCCATAAGCTGCTGTGCGATCAAATCGAGAGCCTCGGCCTCATGGGGTTCTACGAGATCACCCAAGCAACGATCCGGGCGCAGAACGGCACAGAATTCTTTTTCTCCGGCTTAAAGAACAATGTAACAAACATTAAGTCGTTTGAGGGTGTGGATATTTGCTGGGTTGAGGAAGCCGCCAACGTAAGCAAACTTTCTTGGAACGTCCTGATTCCGACCATCCGCAAGGAAGGTTCTGAGATATGGATCAGCTTTAACCCTGAGTTAGAGACAGACGAGACTTATCAGCGCTTTGTAGTCAAGCCGCCGAACGACTCGATAGTCACGAAGATCAACTGGTCGGACAATCCGTGGTTTCCTGAGACCCTAAACCTTGAGCGCGAATCCCTAAAGAACAGGGATATCGATGCCTACAACACGGTGTGGGAAGGCGTTTGCAGGCAGACCGTAGACGGGGCGATCTTTGCCCGCGAGATGCAAATGGCTGAACTTCAGCAGCGCATCACAAATGTTGTCTACGATCCCGCCAAGCCTGTTCACGCGGTATTTGACCTTGGCTGGTCAGACAGCACCGCAATATGGTTCTTGCAATATGTGGGCATGGAAACCCGTCTGCTGCGGTATTTTGAGGATAGCCAGCAAACCATTAGCTACTACCTAGCCAAGATGCAGACCTTCGGCTATGTGTACGACACGCTGTGGCTACCGCATGACGCTGAAAACAAAACTTTAGCCGCCAACGGTAAGAGCATTGAGGAGATCGTTCGAGGCGCAGGGTACAAGACACAAATCTTACCGCGTGTCCCGATTGTGGACAGCATTAACGCCGCCCGGACGATCTTCCCTGCCTGTTGGTTTGACCGCGAAAACACGGCGCAAGGCATCGACTGCCTGCGGCACTACCGCTACGAGGTTGATCCCAATACCGGGCAGTTTAGTAAACAACCGTTACATGACCACTATTCACACGGCGCTGATGCCTTTAGATACATCGCTTTGATGGTCAAAGAGCCACGCAGCCGTAAGGCACAATCCAATACGTATGTTGTGCCCGCTAATTGGATGGGATAAACTGAGCCATGCCTTATCAAGAAGATGACCCAAGAATAGATGCCGCAATGAAGTTTTTGCGGTTGGCTTCCGAAGCCGATAGCAACAATCGGATGGAAGCGCTTGAGGATTTGAAGTTTGCAGCAGGCGATCAATGGCCTGTTGAAATTCAGAACAGTCGCAACCTTGAAGCGCGACCCTGTTTGACGATCAACAAGGTCGACAGTTACGTGCGGCAGGTCACAAACCAGCAGCGGCAACAACGCCCGCGCATCAAGGTGCATCCTGTTAACAATGAGGCTGACCTAAAGATAGCCAAGGTCTTAGAAGGCATCACGCGACACATTGAGGTCAACTCAAACGCTGATACTGCCTATGATAACGCCTTTGATTACGCGGTCAGGATGGGATGGGGCTACTGGCGAGTAGAGACTGATTACGTGCGGGAAGATTCGTTCGATCAGGAAATCTATATCCGTCCGATCCATAACCCGTTTACCGTCTACTTCGATCCGAACTCTGTAGAGCCGGATGGTTCAGATGCCGAGCAATGCTTGGTGACTGAAGTCATTCCGAAAGCCACGTTCCGGGAAATGTATCCCGATGCGGATGATGGATCAGGATTTACGCTGCGTGCTACTGGTGACTCAAGTGCTGAATGGGTAATGAAGGAAGATATCCGCATTGCGGAATACTTCCACACCGACCGCAAAGCCGCGACCTTAGTTTTGCTCTCTGATGGCACTAAGCTATACAAAGAGGACTTGCCCGATGCCGACATGATGTTGGCGGCTGGCGTGACTATTGTTAGTGAGCGCAAAACGTACCGCAAAATTATCAAGTGGTGCAAAGTCACCTCAATGCAGGTGCTGGAAGAAGGCGAGTGGATTGGTAATTACATTCCGATCATTCCGACCTACGGCGCTCAACTGACCGTCGAGGACAAGCGCAAGAAGTTTGGTCTAGTCCGTCATGCTAAAGACCCGCAGCGGATGTATAACTTTTGGCGCACCAGTCAGACTGAATCTATCGCCCTCGCACCGAAAGCGAAATGGCTGTTGGCTGAAGGTCAGGACGAAGGACACGAAAACGAATGGGCGCAAGCTAACATCAAGTCAGCGCCTGTCCTGCGGTACAAGCAAACGGACATTGAAGGGCGCGTAGCACCGCAACCGACCCGGCTGCAACCCGAAGCGCCGCCACAGGGCATCATGGAAGCAGCATCGTCGATCAACAATGATCTGCAAGCGGTGTTAGGCATCTTCGATCCGAATCAGATGCCCACCGGCAACATTTCCGGCAAGGCGTTGAACGGTCAGCAGCAGCAGATTGACCTGTCGAACTATCATTTCTACGACAACCTGACCCGTTCGATCAAGCACACCGGCAAGATCATTCTCGACCTGATCCCCAAGATTTACGATGCAGAGCGCGTCATGCGGATCATTGGCGACGATGGTCAGCCGGACATGGTGACGATCAACCAGCGCGACGCTGTGGGTGCAATCCTCAATGACGTGACCGTGGGCGAATACGATATCGTGATGGATACCGGCCCGGGCTATCAGTCCAAGCGCATCCAAGCAGTCGAGGCAATGATGCCTCTTATGGCAAAGGATGAACTGTTCAAGATTGCCGGTGACTTGGTGTTCCGTAACATGGATTTCCCGGGCGCAGACATCATTGCCGACCGACTGGCAGCGTCTAACCCGCTGGCGCAAATCGACGAGAAAAGTCCGATCCCGCCGCAGGTGCAGATGCAACTGGCGCAAAGCAAACAAGTTATTGAGCAGCAGCAACAACAGTTACAGGCTATGCAGCTTGAGATCAACAACCGTGGTCAGGTTGCTCAAATCCGTGAAGATGGGGCGACTAAGCGCAAGTTGATGGAAGTGACCAGCAAAGCCCACAACACCGAAACGATGGCAGAAGTGAAGGTCAACGACCAAAACACCCGCGCCATTACCTCGCAGAACAAGACCGAGATTGATGCGATTGTGCAACTGTTGTTACATCACATGGACACGAGCAGACTATTGCAGGAAATTGAGCGCCGCAACATGGAGCAGAATGCTTACGCGACGATAGCCGCGCAGGACATTTCGCATCAAGGTAGTCCATTCTTGCAGCAATGATTTTCTAGGAGTATATTTTTAATCTACCGTTGGATTTCAACGGGTCAAAATCTTGAGGAAACTCATGTCTGAAGTGCAAGAGCCGAAGCAGGCTCAAAATGTTGTAACGAGTGAAAATTTAGCCGAATTTAACATCCAGCATCTGCGTCTAGCTCCCGAAGAACCTGTTGAGGCGACTGAAGAAGTCGAGCCGACCGAATCCGAGGATGAGAGTGGACAGGAAGCAGTTAACGAGGCAACTGAACCGGAAAAGAAACAGAATCCGAAACTCGAAAAACGTTTCTCGGAACTTACCAAGCAACGCGAACTAGCGCGGCAAGAAGCCGCAAAGGAACGTGAAGCAAGGGAAGCACTAGAAACGCGGTTAAGGGAACTTGAAGATAGGGTCGCTCCTAGAGCCGATCCGATCAACGAAGAACCAAAGCCGGAGCAATTTACCGATGCCTTTGAATATGCAAAGGCGCTGGCAGATTACTCAGCAGAAAACGCATTAGCGAAGCGAGATCAGCAGGAAGCAGAACGCCGCGCACAGGAAGAACGTCAAAAGGTCATTTCGACTTGGAACGAACGACTTGAAGCAGCCAAAGCTGAAATGCCTGATTTTGAGGACATGGTAGCAAGCAGCGAAGTCGCAGTCAGCGATCAGGTGCGAGATGCCATCCTTGAAAGTGACATAGGCCCAAAAATCCTATATCACCTTGCCGAGAACCCCGAAGTAGGGGAGAAGTTGGCGAAGCTGTCAACGATCAATGCGCTGCGCGAGATTGGGAGACTGGAGGCGAAGCTAGAAGCGCCTACCGGGACAGCTAAACCTGTGTCGGTGTCTAAAGCACCTGCACCGATTAAACCGATCAAGGCGATGGGATCAACATTGGACAACAAGCTAGACAGTAACGGGGAGTTTCACGGTACTTATGCTCAATGGCGAGCCGCACGCAAGGCCGGAAAAATCCGCTGATTCCATTCTCATTTTTAAGGACA